CAACCACCGTCCGGTCGATCGGTGGGGGGACGCTTGGACGTTCCGAACTGCTACGGCGGCTGGCGGTGCAGATGTTCGTACCCGGCGACGGGTACATCGTCGGGCTTCCCTCGGGGGTGCTCGACAGGTCGGCCCCTCGGGACGACGCAGACCCGGAGGGGTCGCTGCCGGTCCAGGGCGAACCGGACGACACGATGTCGCTGGCCGACCTTGACTGGCACGCACTCTCCGTCAACGAGGTCACGCTCCGGGGCAACACGCTGGTCCTCGCCATCGGAGACGAGTCGCGGGAGATCTCGGCCGACGACGCGATCGTGGTCCGCGTGTGGCGTCCACATCCGCGCCGCTGGTGGGCCGCAGACTCGCCTGTCCGGTCGAACCTGCCGGTGCTACGCGAACTGGTCGGGCTGACCAAACACGTCGGCGCGACGATCGACTCGCGGCTCGCAGGCGCGGGGCTTCTGGTCCTCGGGCAAAGCGTCGAGGTGGTGTCCGCATCTACCGACGATGGTGACGGGGAAGGCGACGGGGACGAGGTGTCCAACTTCGTTGACGCGCTGATCGAAACGATGACCACCCCGATCCGGGACAGGGACTCGGCAGCAGCAGTCGTGCCGCTCACGATCAAAGTCCCGGACGAAGCGGTGGGCAAGATCCAGCACATCACGTTCGCCACCCCGTTCGACGAGAAAGCGAAAGACCTGCGTGACGAGGCGATCCGACGGCTCGCCCTCGGGCTTGACGCCCCACCGGAAACGCTGCTGGGCATGGGGGGAACCAACCATTGGTCCGCATGGCAGATCGAGGAGTCAACGGTAAAGGTCCACATCGAGCCGGTGCTGGCCCTGCTGTGTGACGCGCTCACCACCGAGTACCTGTGGCCGGTGCTGGAGGAGGCTGGGGTCGTAGACGCCCGCGACTATGTGGTCTGGTTCGACACCACCGAGCTGACGTTGCGGCCGAACCGGAGCGGAGAGGCCCAAGCGTTGTACGACCGGGACGAACTGTCGGGACGCACGCTGCGCCGCGAGTCGGGGTTCGGTGAGGACGACGCGCCGGAACAGATGGACCGTGCAGTGCAGATCGCACTCAAGATGCTGGAGTCCACACCGGCACTGATCGTCGATCCGGGGCTGCCTACGATCATCGAGACGATCCGCCGCGCGATCACGGATGGCCATGCGCGAGCCGCAGCCGAAGGTGGCATGGAGATCCCGCTGCCCGAACCGGCCGCAGACGCCATCGACGCCATCGGCGGAACCGACGGGACACCGGACACGCAGGGGGACGTGCCCGACCTGGATCTCGCAGCGTCGATCGGGATGCCCCACCGCGAGAGGGTGGGCGCCCGTGGCTGACGACATCTGCCCATGCTGCGGCACGACCAGAGCGTCGACCGGCGATCCTCTGGTCGCAGCCTGCGACATGCTGGTCCTTCGGGCGCTGGAACTGATCGGCAAGCGGCTGGTCCGGTTCGAACGGTCCCGCTATCAGCGGATGAACGGGAAACCGTGGCATGACGCGCACCTGCTGTGGCCTCCCGATCCGAAGATGCTGGACAAGGGGCTGGCCGAAGCGTGGGACTCGGTCCGGTGGGTCCTCGCAGAACATGGATGCTGCGGCGCGACACCGGAACAGGTCACGCTCACCTTGGACCGTTACGTGCGGGACCTGTGCGCTGCAGGGCAGGGCCACTCGACCACCGAACTGCGGTACCGGCTGTCCGCCTACGTGGGGGTGCCGGTGTGAAGCGTCCCGTTGCCACGTTCACGATCGACCCTCGGCTGATCGACGCGGTCGTCGATCTCACGACGGAGGTCGCAGACGTGGCATACAGCCTGCGGAACCTCGGGATCCACGACGAGGCATCACGGCTGGTGGTCGCCCTCGACCTGCTGGACGCTGCGGGAGGAGGGGACGATGGTGCTGCGTGAAGTCGAACGTGTAGACGACGAGGCCCGCCGTCGGGACCGCACACTTCTCCGGGCTGAGGACAAGCTGGCGGAGGCTTCGGCGGCAGCGATGCGGCAGTTCCTGCGTCGGGTCCAGCAGTCGATCACGCCAGGCTCGTTGACTGCCGCGACGGCGGGGATGCCGAAGCCGGTCCACCTGTTCACGTTGGGGCAGGCGGCAGGCTGGTGGGAGGAGGCGGTAGACGAGCATGTGGCTGGCGCTGTCGCAAACGCATGGCGGTCGGGATACTTCGACACGAGGGATGGTGAGCTGCTCCGCACGTCGATGTCCGGGGCCGACACGTTCCTGGCCAACGTCACGGACCGGCTGTCTCGCACGGCTACCCCAACGATCGCAGAGCAGTCGATGGACATCGCACGGGTCGCGCTGTCGGACGAGATGGCGCGGGGGTCGGACATCAGCACCACCTCGCGGCGGCTCGCAGCAGAGTTCGGCTGGGACGAGGACGCGACGTTCTGGCGTGGACGGCTGTCCGAACTCGACTCGCAGGCAGACTCGATCCTGGACCGGGTCGGGTCGCCGGGGGATCCGGCACGGGAGGCGATACGGACGGGGAGGATCCCGGACGAACGGTTGCAGCAGGTGCAGAACCAGCGGGCGGAAGCGGTGAAACACATCGACTCGGTGGAGTCGCAATGGTCGACCCGTGCGGAGCGGATCGCGCGGACCGAGTCGACGGGGGCCTACAACGCAGGGTCGGTGCAGGCAGCCCACGACGAGGGCGCGGCGGTGAAGATATGGATGTCCACGGGGGACGACAGGACCCGGCTTACCCATCTGGAAGCGTCAGGGCAGTGTGTGGCAGTCGACGGGCAGTTCGACGTTGGGGGAGCGCTGGTGCAGATGCCTGCAGACCCTGTCGGCCCGCCTGAGGAGACGATCAACTGCCGTTGCACGATGGTGTTCGCCCGGTCGTGTGAGGATGGGACACGCCGCTTCTCGGACGCGGACAGTGTGATCGAGGAGGAACGGGAACGGCGGGAGGCCGACGAGGAGGGGCCAAGGTCCCCCGACCTTGGGGGCTGACGGCGCTACGCTTCCACGGACGCTGCTGGCGAATGGGCCGGGTGTCGGCACCTCGGAGGCTGTCGTGCGACACGGTCCGTTTACCGGAGCGGTGGTGACGCTGCTTCCCTCGCAGGAGGAGGACGCACGGCTGACCCTGCCAGGTGGGGAACCTCCCGAGTCTCTGCACATCACGCTGGCATGGCTTGGGGACACTGACGGGGATCCGTCGCCCGAGGTGACCTACGAGGAAGCCATCGAGCGGGTCGCTGGCGCGATCGGTGGGGCAGCTCTGGCTGACCCTCTGGTCGCAGACGCTTTCGCCCATGCGGTGTTCAACCCTGCCGGGTTCGACGACGACCGGGATCCGGCCACGGTGCTACTGGTGCAGTCGCAGCAGTTAGCGGACCTGCGTGGGCTGGTGCAGGACGCGGTGCCTGACCTGTCAGACTTCCCGGTCTGGTTCCCGCATCTGACGTTGGGGTACATGGCCGACCCGCTCACATCGGAGCAGGTCGCAGACCGGGTGGGGCCTGTCACGTTCGACCGGGTAGCCGTATCGTTCGGGTCGGAACAGACCACTGTGATCTCGCTGGGAGGCGAACCAATGACTGCATCTGCCAAGCCGCGTGTCCGGGTGAACGTGCCGCAGGCGTTCCGACGGCAGTCAATGCAGGAACAGACGGTGGCTGTGGAAGGCGCGTTGCCGTCCCGGTGGGAGGGTGTGCTGATCGTGGAAGGCACCCCTACTGGCGACGGGCGGCTGATGGAACAGGGTTCGCTCCGGTGGGGGGACCTCCCGATCCCGCTGCGTGACGCCCCGACCGACGAGGGAGAACATCAGGGTGCGATCGTGGTCGGGCAGATCGTCGAGATCTGGCGTGACGGTGCAGCGATCCACGGGCGCGGCACGTTCGACCTCGACTCGCCCGAGGGGCGGGAAGCCGCCCGCAAAGTTGGGAACGGAACGAAGCAGGGGGTGTCCGCAGACCTCGACGATGTCGACTTGGAGATCCGGGTCGCCGCCGACGTGCTCGACAAGTTGGACCAGGAGATCGCAGCGATGGACGGGGAGGGGGAGGACACCGGGGAGGAGCGGGAGGTCGACGGGGACGGCCGGGTCGTCGTCGCACAGTTCAACGCAGACGACGAGATGATGGTCACCACCGACGGCCGGATCCGTGCCGCCACCATCGTCGACATTCCCGCGTTCGTCGAGGCCCGCATCGCAGGGGTCGTGGGAGACATCGAGGAGGTCGAAGCTCCCACCGAACCGCTGGTAGCTGCAGGAACGATGCATGACGCGCCGCCGGCCGGATGGTTCGAGGCCCCCGGCTTCGGGTCCAGCCCTGCCGACGATCCTCGGCTGGTCGCAGGACCGGACGGGCAGGTTGGATGTCCACTCACGGTCACCGACGACGGCCGGGTGTTCGGCCACCTCGCGCTCTGGTCGACCTGCCACACCGCGTTCTCGAATGAGTGTGTGTCCCCGCCGACGTCGGAAACCAACTACGCCTACTTCCGTGTCGGGGCTGTGGTGAGCCGTGAGGGCCGCGAGATCCCCACGGGACGGTTGACGGTGGACACTCTGCATGCCGGTCGCAGATCGTCAGCAGCGGACACCCTGGCCCACTATGAGCACACGGGGCTTGCGGTCGCAGACGTGGCAGCGGGGGAAGACGAGCACGGCGTGTGGATCGCCGGAGCAGTCCGGCCGGAGGCCACCGACGAGCAGGTCAGGGTGTTGCGGTCCTCGCCGCTGTCGGGAGACTGGCGGCGGGTTGGTGGGAACCTGGAACTGGTCGCTGCGTTGGCTGTCAACTCGCCGGGGTTCCCGGTCCCGCGAGCGATGGTCGCAGGAGGAGCGGTCACCGCGCTGCAGCGGGCGATGAACCTCGGACCGGCCGTCGAGGAGGTGTCCGACGATGATCGGATCCTGGCTCGGATGGTGGAAAGGGAACGGGCAGCCGAACGGGGACGCCGGTCGCAAGCCGATCGGGCACGACGGCGGGTCCTGGTCGCGAGCGCGGCAGCACGGATCTGGGGGGGACGCTGATGGCGTGCGGCTGTAACAAGCGGAAGACGGCAACGTCGCAGACGTTCGCATTGAAGATGCCGGACGGGACGGCGTCGGAGCATGGGTCGCGGTTGGAAGCGGAGGCGACGAACGCCCGCAAGGGTGGGGGCGGCAAGGTGACCCCCAAGCGGTAGAGTGCGGATAGACCTCCGGTGGCCTAGCGAGTAGAGTCCCGCTAGACTCGACCGGGAGGGACCCCGATGCAGACCATGAGCCGTTACACCGTCAACCTGACCGGCCCCGACGAGGAAACCGTCGCCTACAGGGTCGGGGTCGCCACAGTGGAGCCGGGGGTGCAAGCCCTGGGCCTCGATGGCGTCACGATCGCCTACGCCACCCGTGCAGGGGGTGCAGGTGTCCGCATCGAGCGGACCGTTGGGGATCGCTCTACCCGCACCCTCCCGTCGGTGCCTCTCGCTCTGCGTTGGGCGGTGATCGGCGCAGTCGCCTGACCCTCCTCGCACACTTCGACCCCCGCCTGGCGCGGGGGTCGTCGCATGGATGCATGCACCTAGCGGGGCGCTGGTGCTACGCTCCCGACGAGGTCGCTGCTGGCGAATGGGCCGGGCGTCGTCGCTGAAACCCTCCCGAGGAGGCCGCGATGCCCCGCAGTAGCAAGCCCACCGACCGTTTGGTTCGCCTCGCCACCGCGTACGACGCGGACGCCACAACTGCCGAGGGCGAAGGCGAGGACCAGGTCACGTTCACGTTGCCCGAGGATCTCACTGGCCTTGGCGACGAGGAACTGGCAACGCTCCGCGAGGAAGCCGTCGTTGCGTTCGACGCGCTCTACGAGCAGGAAGACCCGACCGCCGAAGACGTCGAAGCGATGAACTCGCTTGCGGACGCGACCGATGCGATCCGTGCGGAGGAGACGACCCGTTCCGAGGAGCGAGCCTCGAACCGGGAGGCCGCAGAGGAACTGGCGTCCCGCGTACGTGGATCCGAGGAGGACGAGGGCAGCGAGGACGGCGAGAGCGATAGCGCCGCCACCGGCGAGACGGATGGCGGACAGGGCAGCGCCGAGGGCAGCGTGACGGACTCAGCCGAGTCCGCCGAGGCTGACTCCCCGGTAGAGGAGCGGGAAGCGGTCGCAGCGTCGGGAGGCCGTCGCGGACCGATCTCGGTCACGCTGTCCGGGATCCGACGTCGGCAGGGTGGCGCGACTCCCCGCGAGGAAGCCGAGGCTGGCCGTCGGCTCGCCCTGGTCGCCTCGGGGGATCTCGGAGGTTCCCACACGTCGGGGGACGACATCTCGATCGACGACGCGGCACGGGCTCTGTCCCGCAAGGCGCAGGGCATTCACGAGTCGGCGTACCGGCAGGCGTTCAACAGTGGGAAGCGGATCACACATTCGCTGTCGGTCGCTTCGCTGAGCAAGCGGATCCCGGAGGAACTGACCGCTTCTGCCGACGATGCGATGGACGTGCTCGACCTCGCGGTGGACGAGTCCCGCCTGCCTGGCGGATCGCTGGTCGCGTCTGGCGGCTGGTGCTCCCCTTCCGAAACGCTCTACGACCTGTTCTCGATCGAGTCCAACGACGGGATGGTGTCGCTCCCCGAGATCGGCGTGAGCCGTGGCGGGGTCCGGCACACGCGCGGGCCGGACTTCTCGACCCTGTTCGCTGACACCGGCTTTTCGTTTACGGAGGCCGAAGACGAAGAAGGCGAGTACGTCGAGGGCGACCCGAACACGGTCGGTCCGAAGCCCTGCTACAAGGTTCCGTGCGAGGACTTCATCGAGGACCGGCTGCAGGTCAACGGGGTGTGCGTCACCGCCGGGATCTTGCAGAACCGGGCCTACCCGGAGCTGACCTCGCGCACGATCGAGGGCGCGCTGGTCGCCCACCAGCACCGGATGGCCGGACAGGTGATCTCAGCGGTCGCTGCCGGTTCGACAGCGGTGGCGATTGCAGCCGACCAGGTTGGCGCATACGCGCCGCTTCTGACCGCCCTCGAACTGCAGGCAGAGCACTACAAGTACGTGCATCGGATGGGTCGGAGCGCGTCGCTGGAAGTGATCCTGCCGTACTGGGTCCGTGGCGCTCTCCGCAGCGACCTGTCCCGCCGTCTGGGGGTGCCGTTGGAGAACGTGACCAACGCGGTCCTCGGGCAGCACCTCGCAGAGCGTGGGGTCGCCCCGCAGTTCGTCTACAACTACCAGGACCTCACCGGCACGGCGGACACGTTCGTCGCATGGCCGACCGAGGTCAAGTTCCTGATGTACGCGGCTGGGACGTGGGTCCGTGGCTCGTCCGACCTGATCACCCTCGAAGCGGTGTTCGACTCGGCACTGTTCACGGTCAACGACTTCACGGCCCTGTTCACCGAGGAGGGATGGCTGGTCGCCAAGCGCGGCTTCGACTCCCGCGAGGTGACGGTGCCGATCTGCCCGAGCGGTGCGACCGCTGGCGGAGTCGAGATCGACTGTGACGGCAGCGCCGTCCCGCAGGTCTGATCTAAGCTCGGAGGAGCGGAGCGAACATGGGAGCCGGTCCACATAGCGGGGACCGGCTCCCGCTCCGTCTGACAGAGACATAGCGGAGGCAACATGAGCACCGTCGACATCCCGCACGCCGCTCCACCTGATTACACGACGGCGCCGACACCGGTCCCTGCAAGGTTCGGGCTGTTCAGCGTCGCCAACATGATCGACGATCCGACGATCCGTTACGAGGCGGGTGTCGAGTGGGAACCGGTCGCATGTGACGCGGCTGGGGTGGTCACGATGGTCTGCCCGCCGGAGGGGGAGGACACGCGGGAAGGCATCCCGTTGGTGCCCCGTGAGGGTGAGGGGCTGGTCACCGCATGGCCGTTCGTGGTCGTGGGGTCGTCTATGTGTTCGGCGTTCAGCCGTCCGTTGGCCGAGGCCGAGATCCGGGCGAGGCAGCATCTCGCGTTGGGTGAGCAGCGGGCCGTCGAGTTCGCGATCGCCACCGGAGATCCTGACAACACGCCGACGTTCGCGGGTGCGGTCGACCTGACACCTGCGGGTGGGGCTGTCCCGGTCAAGGTCGGGTTTGGGCTGCTGGAAAGCTATGCGGGAGAGAACTATGGGGGGGTCGCCACCATCCACGCTCCCCGGCTGGTCGTGCCGTTTGCCGTCGAGGATGCCGGGGTGTCCCGGCAGGGGCAGCGGATGGAAACACCGGTGGGGACGCTGGTCGCGTTCGGTGGCGGGTACGACCTGTCGAACGTGTCGCCGTCGGGTGTCGCTGCCGACGAGGGCAACGCATGGCTGTACGTGACGTCGGGAGTGGTGATCCGCCGCTCAGAGGTGATCGTCACTCCGGATGAGGATCAGCGGCCGAACACGGCCAACAACGACGTGGAGATCTACGCCCAACGGGTCTACTCGGTCGGGTGGGAGTGCATCACCGCAGGGGTGCTGGTCGACGTCAACACGCCGGGAGTCTGAACATGAAGCTCACCAACGACGGGATCACGTTGACCGGCTCGGCAGCACCTCGGGGGGAACGTCCAGCGTTGGCCCCGGATCCTGCCCCGCAGACGTTCGACGAGCAGGTCGCCGCCATGACCGTGGACGACGTGACCGACGCGATCGAGGCAGGGGAGATCGACTTGCAGGAAGCAGTCGCAGCGGAGCGTCGAGGACGGCAGCGGACGGGCATCTTGACGTTGGGTGGCTCGGCCGAAAGATGATCGTGGCCGACGGCTAGCCGTCCCGTGGGCAGTGGACGGCGGCTTCACGGCGTCGCTGTGACGGATTACGTCACGTTGGGTCGGATCACAGCAGCGGGACGGCCTGCCGCTAGGACGGTGTAGGGCGGTTTGCCCGTATGGCTGCCACGGGCCGTGTGGACGGCACGATCGGTCCCGGCGGCTTGACATCGGGCAGGGGACGGCTACTCCGGTTTGGGGAAGCCGACGGTTCCGGACGGTGGTCGGGTGCTACGCTGCCGACGTCTCGCCGCTGGCGAATGGGCCGGGTGACACGACCTCCGTAGGAGGCACACCGTGGTCACCAAGTGCTTTACCGTCGTACGAGGCAAGCGGCTTCGCATCACCCGCCTCGACGAATGCGGGAACCCTCCGGCCGCCGCGGCTGAGGACTCGTTTGTGGTCACGAAGGGGTTCGTGACCGCCGAGTTGACCGCGGTCGTCTCTGACGGCACCGACATCGAACAGATGAACGCGAACGGCGATCTGTGCGTGTCGGACCGTTCACGGGACCAGTTCCGCCGCTGGGACCTGTCGCTAGAGTTCTGTGAGGTCGACCCGTCTATCCTGGAGATGATCACCAACGTCACGTTGGAGGAGGACTGGAATGCCGACGTGGTCGGCATCCGCCAGCCCGAAGGGTCGTCGGTCGACTCGTTCGCGTTGGAGCTGTGGACGGGGGTGCCTGGCACCGACTGTCTGCCCGGCGAGGACGCAACCTACGGGTACATGCTGGTCCCGTTCGTGATCGGAAACACGCTTGGGGACATCACGATCGAGAACGGTGCGACGACGTTCACCGCAACTGCCCACACGAAGGGTGGCGGCGGTTGGGGGGTCGGCCCGTTCGACGTCGTATCGACCGACGGGGTCGGTGGCGCGGGGCCGTTAGAGGTTGCGATCGCGGCGGGTGAACATCTGGTGCTCCGCACGACCACGATCGCTCCGCCCGACGCGGTCTGTGGGTCGCAGGCGATGCCAGCCGTCTGACCTGGGTTCCTGCGGTCGAGGGATGTCCACGCACGGGCTGGCCCTCGGCCGTAGGATCGTACGACGAGGAGGTGCGACGTGGCCAGCAGGATCGGACCGTGCGATTGGCCTCTCCTCGGATGCGACGATTGTCCGGATCTCGTCGCGCTTGCCGACGTTGCCGTGGGGACGGTGTCCCGTGCAGACGTGGAAGCGATGGCGGTCGCGTGGCTGTGGTCGTGGACAGGGAAGCGGTACGGGCTGTGTGAGGTCACGGTGCGGCCTGCCCGGGGGGCGGCGGGGGGGCCGGGCGGTCTATCGGCATGGGGGTCGTCGCCTGCGCTGATCGGGGGGGAGTGGTTCAACCTGGCCTGCGGGGCGTGCGGCGACGTGTGCTCCTGCAAGCAGCTGTTCTCGATCCGGCTTCCCGGCCCGGTCGAAACGGTCAGCGAGGTGAAAGTCGACGGGGTGGTGGTCCCTCCGGCCGCATACCGGGTCGACAACCGCAAGTGGCTGGTCCGGCAGGACGGCGGCGAGTGGCCGGTGTGCAACGACCTGTCGGAGCTGTCCACTGAGGCGGGAACGTGGGAGGTCACCTACCAGCAGGGTGTCCCGGTGCCTGAGGGTGGACAGATCGCAGCGGGGACGCTGGCCTGCGAGTTCGCCAAAGCGGTGTGCCGTTCTGGCGACTGTCGGCTTCCTGAACGGATCCAGACCATCACCCGCGAAGGTGTGACCGTCGGTGTCCTCGACCCGTTCGACGGGATCGACCAGGGACGGACCGGCATCTGGCTGATCGACTCTTGGGTCGCGTCGATCAAGGGTGCCCCCGCCCGGTCGACTGTCCACTCGCCGGATCGTCGGGTTACCCGGCGGGCCACATACCAGGGGCCGTGACGTGGACGCGCTGATCGACCCGACGGACGGGCTGTACGAGCGGGAGCATCAGCTTCTCGACCTCCTCACCGTCCGGCTCGACGGGTTCGGGGTGGGGGTGTGCCGGGCGTTCCTCGCACCTGGCGCGCAGGTGCCGTGGGACACGTGCTGCGAGTGTTCGTCGGGGGCTGAGGGGCAGGCGTGGGTCGCGGTCGAGCGGTTCTACCCGGTGGCTCCGTTCCCGCAGCAGGACACGGGCGCGCAGCGGTGTCATCCGGTCGAGTATGCGGCCGACATTGTGGTCGGGATCCTCCGCTGTGCACACACGGTCGATGACCAGGGGAAAGCTCCGGCAGCGTCGGTGGTCACGGAAGACGCGGGCAAGGTCGCGCGGGACCGCAAGATCGCGCTGGACACTCTGCTGTGCGACTTCCTCGGGGACGACGCGGACCCTGGCATGTTCCGGCTGGGCTTCTGGCAGCCCCTCGGACCGTCGGGCGGGTGCGTGGGGGGATCCTGGACAGCGACGATCGCTGTCCCTGCTTGCCGGTGCGCAGATATCCCAGGGGGCTAAGCTGGCCCCGTTGAGGAGGCAATGATGGCACGCGCACTGATCCGGGCCAACGCCCACCTGTCAGGGCATGCCCGTGGGGACGAGTGGGAGGTCGAACTGACCGACCGTGAGGTGAAGCGTGCGGCGGGCGGACAGATCTCGATCGTGAGAACGTGGGATCTCGATCGCGGCGAGTCGCTGTTGGCTGGACGTGTCCGGGCTGGCACGATCGCGGAGGTGCTGGACCTGGTCGACTCGGGTGGGTTCCCGGTGGGGGAGGTGCTGGCAGCCGAACAGGCCGGTAAGAACCGTGTCGGTGCGGTCGACGAGCTACAGGAGCGTGCCCAGGCTGCACAGGAGACGGCCCAGGCGGCTACGGACCCCGGCGCTGGTGTGGTCGGGTCCGACGGCGGCCCCGAAGCCGCAGAGGGGCGCTGAGCGCGTGGCACAGGTGAACGTGACTGCGAAGATCAGCTCCGGAGCGGTCCAGGGGTTCCTCGCCAACGAGGTCGCGGAGCGGTTCCAGCAGGCCGGGGGGATCGTCAGGGACTATGCGAAGGCCGAGATCACCGCAGCGGGGCGGGTCGACACCGGACAGATGCGGAACGCGAACGTGGCAGAGACAGCGAAGGTGGCGGGCAACCAGATCTCGGTGCGGGTCGTGAACGACACGCCGCAGGCGCAGTACCAGCATGAAGGCACCGCACAGGAGATATTCCCACGTCGTGCCCGTGTCCTCCGCTTCGCCCCGAGGGGAGGAGCGTTCGTGTTCGCGCCGTCGGTGCGTGGGATCCACCCGGCGAACCCGACCAAGCCTCTGCCGTTCCTCACGAACGCGATCGACCGGCTTTCGCTCGACGACTTCACCTGATCTCGGGCTATCGTGGGGCCTACCCGTGCGTGAGGAGATCCACCGTGACCAAGACTTTCACCCCGACCGCCCGCAAGCGTGAAGCGATCGAGTTCGACATACCGACGCCGGACGGGGAACCGGACACCTACCACTTCAACCCGCCGAAGATCGCCGGGGCGATGATGCCGATCTTGGACCCGAGCGCAGCCCGATCGGACGAGAACGAGGAAGACGACGAGGATGGCGGCCGGATGTCGATGGGCCAGGCCACCTGGACGTGGTTACGTAGGGGCCTCCCCGCCGAGGAGTACCAGCGGCTGATGGACCGGATGCAGAACGAGGAAGACGACCTCGACGTTCCGGACGTGGTGCAGGTGGTCCGCTGGCTGATGGGGCAGGTAAGCGGACGCCCTACTGGGTCGCGGCGCGGCTAGCAGCCACGGCGCGACATCACTGGTACGTGTTCGACGGCTGGTGCGCGTCGCGGGGGGTCGACCCGATGGAACTTCCGATCGACCGTATGCTCAACCTGGTCTACTTTTGGCTCACGCAGGCCGCGAACGAGCGTCGCAGGCGCGAGATCGACGCCGAACTGGAACGGGTGCCTGCAGGGGAACGGCAAGCCGAGTCGGTAGACGAGGGCACATGGTCCGCTGATGCGGAGATGGCCGCCTTCACGTCGGCCGCGTCCGCGTCGAGCAGCGTGGGGTGACGGTCAGCGCCCAGCGAGGGCCCCGGCTGTAGGCTTCCGGCTACAGAACGGCCGAGGAGTGCTGTGTGGCGGGCAAGCTAGGCGAGGTGTTCGTCGAGATCCTGGGCGACGCCAACCCGTTCGCTGACGACTTCGCCTCCGCGATCGGGGATGCAGGGTCGCTTGCTGAGGAGTCGCTGTCCTCCGCGTTGGACGGCGCAACCGACGGGATCGCAGACGATCTCGGCGCTGCCGGGGAGGAAGCCGGATCCGCGTTTGCTGACGGCGTCGACGGGGCAGCCGACATCGACATCGACGCTTCGGGCGTGTTCGACGGGATCGTCAGCGAAGCAGAGTCAGCAGCGTCGGACGTGTCGAGCGCGTTCGACGGGGTAGGCGGGGACATCGCCGCATCCCTGGACGGGGTCGGGTCGTCTATCGGGGACGCGCTGTCGTCACCGCAGGCCGGGCTCGCAGTTGGGGGAGCGGGAGTCGCCGCCGAGGGCTTTATCCGGTCGCAGCAGGACATGATCGTCGCGGCCGAACGGCTCGCCAACGCAACCGATATGGAGGCCGACTCGATCCGGTCGCTCGCCACCGACACCAGCAATGCGACGTTCCCACTCGATGAGGTGTTCGACCTGTTCGAGATCGGACGGCAGCGGGGCTTGGAGTCCGGCGAACAGCTGCAGGAGTACGCGACTTTCTGGGACATGGTGGGGGACGCGACCGGGGAGAACTCGGACAAGCTCGCCACTTCGGCGGTCGCGCTGGAGCGGTTGGGGATCGGGGCCGAGAACCAGGAGGACGCGCTGGGCGCGCTTGGCTTCATCGCCCAGGAAACGACAGCGTCGGTGACAGGGTTCTTGGACTTCACCGGCCGGGTCGGGAAAGAGCTTGGGGACCAGGCCCCCACGGTCGACGAGATGGCTGCAGCGTTGGGGCTGATGGAAGACGCCGGGTTCGATGCCCGGATCGCCCAGCGGGAGATGCAGCAGGCCCTCCGCGAAACCGACGGAGATATGGCTGCCGCCTTGGCGACGGTGGGGATCTCGCAGGACGAGTTCAACGCGATGTCCGATGAGGTCGCCAACTCGTCCGACGTGATCGGGGATAACGCCGATGCGTTCGCTAATGCCCGCACCCCGATGCAGAAGATGCAGAGCACACTCGCGGACGTGGGGCTGGAACTTGGCGGGTTCGGGCAGGTGATCGGTCAGGGGGCCGCAGGGCTGGGTGCGCTTGGTCCGGCGATGCTGGCGGTCAACCAGGGGGGCGGTGTGCTCAAGTCGGTGCTGCCGAGCTTGGGCGGCGCTCTGACGGCGGTCGGGGGAGCGTTCCGCACGCTCGGGACTGCGATTATGGCGAACCCGATCTTTATCATCATTGCCGTGGTGATCGCCATTATCGCGGTGATCTGGATCTTTCGTGACGAGATCATCGCCGCGTTGGGTGCCGCATGGGACTGGATCAAGGACGTATTCGGAAACCTGGTCGGATGGTTCCGCGAAACGTGGGACAAGATTGTCGCGGTGGTACCGGAGGTGTTCCGTCGTGTCCTCGACTGGCTGACTGCGCTGCCTGGCCGGATCGTCGAAGCGTTGCAGGGGTTCGCCACCACAGTGCTTGCCTTCATCACCAAGTGGCATCCGCTCGCGATCTTGTGGCGGGCTATCACCGAGTTTGGGCCGCAAGTGTTGGAAGCGATCGGGGGGCTGGTCGTGGGGGTCCTCGACTGGTTCCGGGATCTACGGGAGAAAGCGATCGCGGTTATCGTCGGGTGGGTCACGACGATTGTCGCCAAGGCCATCGGGCTTCGTCAGCAGATGATTGACACGGTGGTCGGGATGCGGGACGCGGTCGTGGGTTTCTTCGGTGGGATCCGCGACAAGGCCATCGAGGCGGTACAGACCTTGGTGGTGAAAGCGATCGCCAAGTTCCTGGAGCTAAAAAACGGGGCCATCGAGAAAGCCGTCGGCCTCCTCGACTACATTCGTGGGCTGCCTGGCCTTCTGGTCGCCGCAATCGGGAACCTCGGATCTCTCCTCGCCAGCAAGGGCAAGGACGTGGTGCGCGGCTTGTGGGACGGGATCAAAGGCATGGGCACTTGGCTCAAGAACAAGCTGGTTGGCTGGGTGTCCTCGACCATTCCCGGCCCGATCGCGAAAGCTCTCGGCATCAGTTCTCCGTCGACGGTGTTCGCAGGGTTCGGGCGGAACATGGTCGAGGGGCTGTCGCTCGGGGTAGAACGTGAGGCGGGCTCTGCCCTTCGGGTGATCGAGGACTTCGCAAACCAGGCGGTCTCGGCAGGGGAGATGGGCGCGATCTTCAACGAGTCCGACCTGCAACCTGTCGGGCAGGCCCCGTCCGTGGCGGTGCGTCCTTCCGACGTGGATCTTGCCGGACCGGACGGGCCGGAGGGTGGGGAAGCTATGAGCATCGTGCAGAACATCTACACCGCAGACCCGCTGACCGCAGCACGCCAGTCGATCCGTGAGATGCGCGACGCGGTGTACCTGGGGCAGCCGTTCGTCCAGCCACCCCGAGGTGTGCCGGAAACACGGGAGGTCACCCGATGATGATCTGTCCGCTTCCGCTGGACTGTTCGGAGGGGTACGGCAAGCTCACCATCGACGGGGAAACCCTGCACACGGGGGCGTGGTGCGCGCACGACCTGTCGGACCTTTTCTCCTCACCGGCTGTCAGGGGAAGCAACGTGCTGGTCGAGTCCGTAGCGGGAACGATCGCCTACCCGCGTCTGACCACCGAAACGGAGTATTCGCTGCCGATGATGTTCTCCGGCGCGGTCAACAAGTTGGGGGTGGCGTGGGCCGACCCGGTCGGGGGGCTGTTCGCCAACCGCGCCGCGTTCCTCGCCAGTGTTGTCGAGCCGATCACGTCCGGCACAGCTTCTCTCGCGTCCACCCTGTCGGTCCCTGACCCGTCTGGGGTCGGTGATGTCGACTACCTGTTCGACGTGCAGCCCCTTGGGCTGGTCGGCTGGACGCTGGTCCCTGGCGGGTATGCCCGCACGGTCCTGCGGCTGCTTGTCCCGGTACCTGGCCTGGTCGAGGCGGTCTAGTGGCCGTCACAGTCGAGGTATACGAACCGGACCTGTCCACGCTGGTCGGCGCGATCGGGCAGGCTCACGGGATCAAGTGGGCGAACGAACGGCTCGACATCGGGACCGGAGAGATGATCGTGCCGTCGGGAGATCCGTCACTCGCGGGCGGTGGAAGGCTCGCAGGCGGCAACCTTGTCGTGGTCAAAGTAGACGGGGTCGTGGTGTTCGGCTGGATCGTCGGCCGAAGGCAGCGCACCCGGGGGGACGTTTGGGATCCGATACAGGTGGCCGGGGAAGGGCTGCAGTCGGTGTTGGGCCGTGCGCTGGTGTACCCACGTGGCGGTTTTATCGAGGGGGACAGGTCCGATGACGAGCGGCTGTTCGGATGGCAAGGCCGCGACTTCGACGACTCCGGCTGGGGGCCGGTGACAGGGGATCTTGTCGGCGGGCCGCTGACCACCCCCGGCTTCCCTGACCCTTCCGCGGTCGGCTACGAGGCGATATTCCCTGGCGGGCGGGCGCTGTACCGGAGGCTCGCAGAAGCCGTGGACGGGGCTGCAGGTCCGGCCCGGATGGCGCTGGCCGCAACGGTCGGCACTCGGGTCGTGGTCTACCTCGATGGCGAAGCGGTCATGGAGAAGCAGGCTGGACAGTCGGGGATGATCACGGAGGACATCACCTATGGCGACTACGACCAGCAGTTAGCTATCGAGGTCACCGGAGGGGCCGGACGGTGGGGCTGGACGTGG